AGAAATTACTAATNNGGATGGCGATAAGCCTGATTCTCATTAGTTGTGCAAAGAACATAGCAGACAAAAATAATGATTTAGGTAGTGGTGATAAGTCAAATCTACCAATTTCATTAACTTCTCTTATTGAACACGCAGAGTATTGTAAATCAATTTACGATCTTGGTGGTGATCAAAAAGATGAAGTTGCGTTTGAAGTAATACAAAATAATGGAATATCAATAATTGTTATTAGGGGTACGGCCAATGAGGCAAATGTATTATCTGATATTGATATAAGATTAGTAAGTGATGCTCGTACAGGAATCCGGCTACATAAAGGATTTAGAGATGCTGCTACAACTATAATGCAAATTATAGATACTTCAATGACAAGCAGAGGAGTTGTTCAAGGACAGACACGAACATATCCTCTTGAACATACAGTACACGTTACAGGTCACAGTTTAGGTGGAGCTGTTGCACAAATAATAGGAATGTGGCTCCACAAGAGAGGTAAAAATGTTCAAGTTTACTCTTACGGATCACCAAAAGTTTCTGATCAAGTTTTGTCTGGTGGACAACCCACTCATTGGCGTGTGGTTCGCCGTAGCGATCCTATCCCTTTTACTCCTCCTTGGCCTTACCGCCATACAGGACTTTTTATAGATAGTCAGGATTTGGATTGGGGTCCAGACAACGACAATGGTTTGATTTCTAAAACAGACGGATTAGATCATGCAATATCAAAATATGTAACAACATTAAAGGAACAATTATAAAATGGCAAATGATGTAAAAGTATTGAAACTAACTTCTGGTGAAGAATTGATATCAAGAATGGAAGAAAGTGCAGACGGATTTTTAATTTTAGAAAAACCTATGTCTCTCCAACAAATGGGATCAAACTCTGCTGGTCATGTGGGAGTCGGTTTAGTGCCTTGGAGTATATCTGGAAAAACAGATAAAATTACTCTAGACAATAAACACGTTATGGTAATTTTAGAACCAAAAAGAGAAATGGAAACAAATTATCTTTCATCAATAACTGGCCTAAAATTGTGAGATATCAACTTATAATTGGTGATAAGAAATATTATAGAACGAATGATAAACAACAGGCTTTAGCAGCGATTTCTAACTCTTTTGATAAAGGGCACAAAGATGTTTATCTTCATGGTGGTAGAATAGGAAAATGGTGGAGTGAAAAATAATGCCAATATACGAATATAAATGTGACGTATGTGATGAGATAACCGAAGAGTTTGACAAAATTACTTCAACAACCAAAACAATAGAATGTTCTCTTTGCGGGCAAATATCTACTAAAATAATGAGTTTGGGAAGTTTTCATCTCAAAGGTGGTGGTTGGTACAAAGACGGTTATGGTGATAAAAAATCAATGTCGAAAGAAGAAAAGATTGAAAGGTCCACAGTCAAAACTGAAACCACTAATACTAAAACAGGAGAACGAAAAATTGTCTCCGAAAAACCCCTCGANAAAAAAGCACCCGAAGCTAGATCGATTGCCGATAGTTAATTATTATTATCAACATGAATAGGAAATAACAAAATGAAAGCAAATCTTGAATATAACTTACCAGAAGATCAAGAACAATTTAACGTAGCATCAAAGGGAATGGAATGGGCATTACTTGCTTGGGACTTAGATCAAAAGATGCGCTCTTTGTTGAAGTATGATCCCGAAAAATATAAGACAGGCGAACAAGCATTAGAACATATCAAAGATGAACTCCGTGATTTAATGGAAGAACGCGGATTACAATTTCCCGCATAACTTGAAAAGAGAATTATTATGAGAAAACAATACGATAGATTTGATTTAGAGTCAGCTATTCAGACAGTTTGGCACACCAAAGACGATTTGGAACTGATAACTCAACGAATGGTAGATGATCCAGACCCAATGACCGAAGATGACCTCTCAAATGTTATGGTTGGTTTAAGTGAATTACACGACATTCGATGCAAGAAATTATTTAGTGTGTTTGAGACTATGTTACGCGAAAAGTCTTTTACCGATACAGGATATTCTTCTGTTGTTTTAGGTGAATCTTCTGTGAAAGATGAAATCCCCCCAAAAAAATAACGTTATCAAAATTGACTTGACAATGATTCTCTCTATTGTTATAATAATACTATAATTAAAAAACTTTATAAGAGAAAGTCATGAGAACACGAAAAAGTTTATTGAATGAAATGCTTTGTTTGTCAGAAGTACGCGGAGAACTTGATGTTTCAAGTAATGCCGAAATCGAATGTAGATTGAAAGAAATTGATACTGAAATAAAAAATTTGAAAAAAGGAAAAAATAATGATATTAATTGATCTGAGTCAAATACTATTTGCATCGGCATCGATGTCTATGAAAAATGGTAAAGCTGACATAAACATTGTTCGGCACATGACATTAAATAGTTTGAAAAAATATCGAACAGAACATTTTGATGAATATGGAGAACTGGTTATATGTTGTGATGGTAAACACTCTTGGAGAAGAGAAGTTTTTCCACAATACAAAGCAATGAGGAAATCTGGAAGAGAAGCCTCGTCTGTAGATTGGAAAGCAGTTTTTGTAATGTTCAATCAACTCAAAGAAGAAATCAAAGAAAACTTTCCTTATCGCGTAATTCATGTTGATACTGCTGAAGCAGATGATATCATAGGAACATTAATTTTGCGCAAAAGAAAAGAAGGTGAAAAAACACTGATTGTTTCCAGCGACAAAGACTTTATACAATTACAAATGAACGACAACGTGTTTCAATACTCTCCTGCTACAAAGAAATTTCTGAATGGTGTTGACCCACAAGAATATCTAAAGGAACATATTTTGAGAGGTGACAAGGGAGATGGAATCCCAAACGTATTGTCATCGGATAACGTTATTGTTGATAAAATAAGACAAACACCCATCACCAAGAAAAATCTTGAAGTTTGGATGAATGGTTCTTTACCGAAAGAACACTCTCATAGATTTGAAAGAAATCAAGAACTTATCGATTTAAGACACACTCCGAATCACTTGATGTGTGAAATTATCGAACAATATGAAGAAGAACCAATCGGCAATCGAAATAAACTTCCTGCTTATTTCACAGAAAACAAGCTTGAAGTTTTATCAAATTATATCGGAGATTTTTAGTCCATATGCACATATTATAAATATTAGCATGAAAACATTCTCTCAATATCTCGATTTGCAGGAAAAGCTCATCCTTTATAATCAAGGAAAAAATTATGGGCAAATAGTTTTTTTAGCAGGCGGGGCAGGGAGTGGAAAAGGATTCACGATTTCCAACTTTATGGAAAAAGAGAAATTTAAAATTCGTGATGTTGATGAGTGGAAAAAATCACTGATGAAAATGGCTGACCTACAAGGCAAATTTCCAGAGATAAAGGGATTGAATCTAAAAAATTCAAAAGATGTATATAAAATCCACCAGTTTGTCAAGAAAGCAGGAATCAAAGATAAGACACTTGACCTTCTGCTCAGAGATGCTAATTCCGATAGATTGCCAAATATCATGTTTGACATCACCATGAAAGATGCAAGTGACATTTCAACAATAATTCCAAAATTAGAACAAGCAGGATATGACTCTAAAAACATTCATCTTACATGGATATTGACAAACTATGCTGTAGCAATTGTCAATAATCGTAATAGAGAAAGAGTTGTTCCAGAAGATATTATGTTGATGTCGCATGAAGGTGCTGCAAAAAATATGTACGATGTAATCAAGGGAAAACTTCCAAGAGGTCTAAATGGAGGTGTTCGTGTTGTTCTGAATAATAGAGAAAATACCATTCCTTATGTCGATCCTGAGACAAAGAAACCAGTAAAAACTAGAACTGGTAATATAATTGTCACAGATTTTACCTACCTGACCTTCAAAAAAGAAGGTAAATCATTTGCTCCCGAAGCAGATGTGAAGAAAGAAGTTTTAGGATGGATTTCTTCAAATGTTCCCAAAACAAAACTCACAAAAGATTTTTCCAACAAAGAGTAAGATTTGCCTTGACAAACGTTTCGTTTTTCTGTATAATAGTAGGTGAAGAGTGAGGAAAGGAAAAAAATGTCAAAATCATTAAAGATTTTAAGAAAAGAAATTATGAAGAAGTATTCGGGAAATCTTTCTGGATATGAACATCTTGACGATGGAACCGGCGACTACTCAAAATCCCCTGTTGGATTGGAAGATGGAACAGATAAATTGGTATCAAATTACAAAAATGTTACTCCAGGCGAAGAAAAGACTTGACAAAGTGTCGATGACTTGGTATAATATAAGTATAGTGAGGTTAAAAAATAACTATTTTTATGAGATTATATTATGATGAAAAAGAACCTAGTTGAACAGAAGTCGATGTTGGCCAAACTGATGGCTGCAGAGAACATTACTGTTGAACACAAGAAAATCCCTACCGCAGCATTCGATGTAAAAAATCGAATTTTATACTTACCTATTCTAAAATGGAAACCTGGCTCAGATGTTTATGATCTGTTCTGTGCACACGAAGTTGGACATGCTCTATGGACACCTTACGATGGTTGGCATTCTTCCATAAGTGAAAAAGGTAAAGGTTACAAATCCTTTCTGAACGTTATCGAAGACGCGAGAATTGAAAAGAAAATTAAGAGAAAGTTTGCTGGTTCCAGAAAATGTATGCTGGGCGGTTATATCGAACTGATGGATGAAGATTTTTTCGGATTACGAAAGATGGGAGTCGATGCTAATGATCTTGGTTTAATTGACCGTATTAATCTTTACACTAAAGCTGGAACTCAGTATTCGATTGATTTCACTGATGAAGAGCGAGAGTGGGTTGAAAAAGTTATGAGAACCGAAACATGGGAAGATGTTGTTGAAGTTACCGATGCTCTTTATGAGTGGTGTAAAGAAAACGAATCCGAAACCGATAATAGTTACGGTGATTTCGATGAAAATGAGGAATATGATTGGAATGAAGACTATGACCCCGATGATTATGAAGAAGATGGAAATACTTCTCCTATTGGTTCCGATGAAAAAAAATCGGATGATGACTCCGAAAAATCAGAAGAAAATAAAACCAATCCTTCTTCTAAGTCAAACGAAGATTCTGATGAAGAAAAAGATGGTTCGGAAACCTCTTCAAATAATTTTGAAGGTGGAAAAAGTGATCCATTCAGTGATAACAGAGAAGATTTTGCTGGTGGTTCTAATGATAATAACGAACCAACTTCAATGACTGATGAAGCTTTTAGAGAAAACGAAAAAGAATTATCAGACATGAGCGATAATGTTAGTATTCCTCAGTATCTAACTTTTCCTAAAATCAATACAGATTCGATTGTTGTTGACTATAAAGTTATTCACGAAGAATTGAACAACTATTATAATGGAGTTGAAACGGCTATAGACACTGGAAACGAAATGTTGAAAAAGTTCAAAGTGAATAATGGTAAAATGATTAGTTACATGGTCAAAGAATTTGAAATGAAAAAAGCTGCTGATATTCATCGTAGAGCATATTCTTCCAAAAGAGGCACTCTTGATATGAATAAGATTCACGCTTACAAATATAGTGATAATATTTTTCGCCAAATCACAAACTTGCCAGAAGGTAAGAATCATGGTATGGTAATGTTCATAGATTGGTCTGGTTCGATGCACGGATATATGAAAGACACTATCGAACAATTGATAAACTTGACTATGTTTTGTCAGAAAGTTCAGATTCCTTTTGAAGTGTATGCTTTTACTGACCATTACCGAGATTATAATTGTGATAATCCTCATCGTCCAAATTGGTCACGAAACAGTGATTCTAATTATGATGAAAGTTCGGCTGGAAAGAAAATATCAAACTACAAGAAAAATGATTTGATAATCAGCCAGCACTTACGTTTGATGACATTGTTTTCTTCTAAAATGAAAGGTCGAGAATTAACAGAAGCATACAGAAACATATTGTTGGTTGGTGATACGTTTTCAAATTATTATGGTTATAGAAACAACCCTTACTTTGGAGCTCCAAACAACTTTTCTTTAAGTGGAACTCCGTTGGATGCTACAATTATTTGTGCTAAAACGATTATAGAAGAATTCAAGACAAAAACAAAAGCTCAAATCGTTAATGTCGTGTTTCTAACCGATGGTCAAAGTAATCGTNACAATGANTTTCTTGATAGCGATGGTAGAACACAACATATATCTCGAAATAATTTACATATTGATGACCCTGTAACTAGAACAAGAGTTTATCCTAATAGAGAAAGTGGAAAACTAATGGATACCACTTCAATTTTCCTTTTAGCTCTCAAAAAACAATTAGGAATAAATCTTCTTGGATTTTTCCTGACTTCTGGTTCTGGTAGAAGAACTGCTGGAAATATGTCTTATATAATGGAAAGATATCCAAGAGATGAAGAAATTACTAAGTTTCGTAAAGAAAAGTTTTTGATTGAAACAAAAACTTCTTATGATGAACTCTACATTATCAATACAAAAGGTCTTGAAATTGATGAAGTAGACCACATGGATGCTGTTGAAGTCGGTTCGACTAAAGCACAAATCCGAAGAGCATTGAAAAAGAACACCAGCGGTAAATTACAGAATCGTATGTTACTCAATGCATTTATCAAAAAAGTTGCTTGAAATGAAGAATAAACTTGACAAAGAGTAGGTGATTTGATATAATATAGTTATGGAATGAGAAAAGATGACTTTTCTCTTATTGTGAAACCCTCCCACACGGAGATTATTTGTTATGAAAAAAATTAAACTGTCCCCAGCAAAAGTAAAATTTGTGAAATGTGCTCAATCTCTATACGGAGAAGAGTCGGTCATTTCTAAAAAACAAGTTCAAGATGTGACTAGTAATCACAATTTGGGTTTGCCAAGTTGGTTTACGCGTTCTCCCTTTACAGTTAATCGGGGTATGTATAAACTTCCCAATTTAGATGGAAATTTGGATATTGAAGTTACAACTATTCCAAGTGTAACCAAGTCTAGTTCAGAAACTATGGTTTCTTATGCTAAACCAGTAGAAAAAGAAACACCAAAAATGGTTTCAAACGTTATAGAGTTTCCATCAAATACTGAATCTTATGTTCCCGCTAAAGTTGGTGGATATGTAAAATTTGGTCATTACAATGATGTGAAAACTATCAAAAAAGCTGGTAGTTTTTATCCTATTTTCATTACTGGTTTGTCTGGAAACGGCAAAACTATGATGATTGAACAAATCCACGCAGAATTAAAACAAGAACTTCTCAGAGTCAACATTACTATTGAAACTGATGAAGATGATTTGATTGGTCATTACGCTCTAATTGATGGACGAACAGTTTGGCAAGACGGACCAGTTACTATAGCGATGGAACGTGGAGCTACTCTTCTTCTGGATGAAGTCGATTTAGCATCAAACAAAATTATGTGTTTACAACCTGTTCTGGAAGGAAATCCACTTCTTATCAAAAAAGAAGGTCGAGTGATTCGCCCCAAAGCTGGTTTCACAGTTATGGCAACTGCTAACACTAAAGGTAAAGGTTCAGAAGATGGTCGCTTTATCGGAACTAACATTCTGAACGAAGCATTCTTGGAAAGATTTCCTATTACTCTGGAACAGGAATATCCTACCATAGCAACCGAGAAAAACATCATAAACAAGTTGATGGAATCTCTTGGATGTCCCGATGAAGAATATGCTAAGAAATTGGTTGATTGGGCAGACTTGATTCGTAAAACCTTCTATGATGGTGGAGTTGATGAAATTATTTCTACCCGCCGATTGGTTCATATTGTAAATGCTTTTTCAATCTTCAAAAATAGAATGAAATCCATCTCAATGTGTGTAGCTCGTTTTGATGATCAAACCAAAGACACTTTCATGGATTTGTATTCCAAGTTAGATGAAACTGTTACTCTGGAAGAAACTGAAGAAGTAGAACCAGTAGTCGAAGAAGTCGAAGATTATTCGTAATATATAACATAGGGTGTTGTTCAATCGATCAACATCCTATTATCATATCTAGTGAATTATAATGGAGAATAATGGAAGTTAAATTACCTGTCGAGGAATTGCGAGAAAATAAAATAATGGTTTGTACGCCGATGTATGGTGGAATGTGTTCTGGAATGTATTCTAAAGCATGTGCTGACCTTGCTACAGTAGCAACAAAGTATGGAATGGATTTGAAGTTCTTCTATCTTTTCAACGAATCATTAATTCCACGAGCAAGAAATTATTTGGTTGATGAGTTTATGAGAAGTCATTATACTCATTTGATGTTCATCGATGCTGACATACACTTTGACCCAAATGACGTATTGACACTTGCTGCTCTTAACAAAGATATTATCGGCGGACCTTATCCTAAAAAATGCATTGCTTGGGAAAAAGTTCGGAATGCTGTTGATTCTGGATTAGCAGATGAAGACCCGAATGTCTTGGAAAAATATACAGGAGACTACGTTTTTAATCCAGTAGAAAATACACACAAGATACAAATATCTGAACCTGTTGATACGTTAGAAATCGGAACAGGGTTTATGATGATTAAGAAACAAGTATTCTTGGATTTCAAAGAAGCATTTCCACAATTTAGTTACAAACCAGATCACAATCGTTCTGAACATTTCAGGGGTGATAGAAACATCCATGCTTACTTTGATACTGTAATCGATTCAGAAGCATATCTTGGTAGTGTGTCTGGTGGCAGTGACCGATATCTTTCAGAAGATTATTTCTTTTGTCAATTTGCTCGAAAAATGGGATACCAAATATTTCTTTGCCCTTGGATGGAATTAGGTCACATGGGTTCATATGTCTTTACTGGTTCAATGGCAAGTCTCGCAAATCTAGAATTTGCATCACATGGAAACGAAAATTCAAAAGTAAGTAATCATGAAAAACGAAGAAAAAAATCAAAGTCAAAGAAGAAACGAAAATGAAATTGACTATGTTTTCGATGAGGGTAAGTATTTAAGTGAAATTTGGGATGCAATTGATAAAACTTATATTTCACATTATGCTCAAAACAAAATACAATCAACAGAGTTTATCGCTGATGCAGGACATGGAGAAGGGTTCTGTATCGGAAATATAATTAAGTACGCTCAACGTTATGGTAAGAAGGGTGGATTTAATAGAAACGACTTGACAAAAGTCGCACATTATGTTATTATTATGTTATACTTACATGATAATTATTACAACCGTGAATCTCAAGGAGAACACAATGAAGTTAAGTGAAAGCACAGTATCGTTCTTGAAGAACTATGCTAACATCAATCAAAGTTTAGAATTTCGTGAGGGTAGCACTCTCAGAACTGTATCCCCTCTAAACACAATTCTAGCCTCTGTTGAAATCGGAGAAGATTTTCCTAAGACGTTTCCAATTTACGAACTGAATCGTTTTCTTGGAACTCTTTCTTTATTCAAAGACCCCGAACTAGTTTTTTCGGAAAGTAGTGTATCCATAAAAGATGGTAGTCATGAATCGACATATCATTATTGTGGTAGTAGTTCGATGTTTCAGACTCCACCTGAGAAAGAAATTGACTTTCCAGACGCGGAAGTTTCTTTTGAGTTGTCTGAAGATATTTTTAAGAAGACTATCAATGCTGCTAACACTCTTGGTCTACCAGAAGTTGTTGTTCAAGGCGATGGAAAAGAAATTTATATTCTTGTATCTGATACTGGAAATGTAACGTCTGATTCATTTTCAACTGTTGTTGGTTCTACTGATAAGACTTTCCGTATGATATTCAAACTAGAAAATCTCAGTAAAATAATGGAAGGCACTTATGATGTTCGCCTTTCCTCTAAAAGAATATCACATTTCAAACGTCAATCTGATACTCTAAACTATTGGATTGCTCTTGAAGCGAACTCATCTTATGATGAGTAATTTGATTATAATTTATATTATGAAAGTGAAATATTATGGCAAAAGATTCCTTATTGTGGGTCGAAAAGTATCGTCCCTCTACAATCTCAGAATGCATTTTATCGGATAGTATCAAGGGAACACTATCTGATTTGACTAAAGAAGGTAAAGTTCCTAATCTGTTGCTCTCTGGTTCAGCGGGAGTTGGTAAAACAACTGTTGCTCGGGCATTGTGTGAGCAAACCAATTCCGATTACATTATCATCAATGGTTCAGATGAGGGTAGAATGATTGATACTCTCAGAACTAAGATGACACAATTTTGTTC